TCCGCAGACCCGCAGCGCCGGCCTCTGGCTGACAAACACGGGCGGACAATTCTTCGCTGCAGGCGTCGGCGGCGCAATCGCAGGTTGGCGCGCCGACCTTTTTATCTGTGACGACCCGATCCGCTCCCGCGAGGACGCTGAGAGCAAGACGACGCAGCAGCGTAACTGGAACTGGTACAAATACGACGCCGTCCCCCGCCTGAAGCCGCGCGCGCGCCGGCTGCTGATCCAGACGCGATGGTCGGAGGGCGACCTCGCCGGGATGATCCTCGACGACGAGGGCCCGAGCTGGCGCGTCATCGACCTGAAGATGGAGGCCGAGGACGACAACGACCCGCTCGGCCGCAAGAAGGGCGAGCGTCTCTGGCCAGACTGGTTCACCGAGAAAATGGTTGCCGAGGCGAAACGGGATCCCCGCGTCTGGGCCGCGCTCTACCAGCAACGGCCGGCGCCCGAGACGGGTGACTTTTTCAGGCGGTCATGGCTGCACCCGGTGCCGCGGCGCGAGCTCCCGCCGGTGAAGGAGATGCGGATCTACGGCGCCTCCGACTACGCGACGACATCAGGCGGCGGCGACTACACGGTGCACATGGTCGTGGGCATCGACCCCGATGACAGACCCTGGCTGCTCGACATCTGGCGCGAGCGCGCGAGCACCGATCTCTGGATCGAGGCCTGGTGCCGCCTGGTGAAGCACCACCACCCGCTGAGCTGGGCCGAGGAGCGCGGCCAGATCCTCGCCGGCATCGGCCCCTATCTCGAGCGCCGCGCGCGCGACTTACATGCTTTCACCGACCGGCAACAGTTCACCTCGCGCTTCGACAAGGCGATCCGCGCGCAGAGCATGCGCGGCTACATCGCGACAATGGGGCTCTGGTACGCCGACGACGCGAGCTGGCGAGAGCTGTTCGAGCACGAGCTGCTCACGTTCCCCGCGAGCCGCCATGACGACATGGTCGACGCGCTCGGCCTGGTGGGCCAGCTGCTCGACGTCGCGCTGCAGGGGAGCCGGCCCAAGCAAGAAAACCGCAAGCTCGAGCACGGCTACCGGGCGATGAGCTCCGAGAGCGCGCAGCAGCTATCGGTCTTGGGGTTGTAGGTCTATAACAGCCTCCTCCGGGAGGCACACTGGAGGGCCGCATGGCCGCGCAAGTGCTTGCCTTCCCGACCGCGGGTGTCACCGAGCCGGACCCCGAAGAGGATCGCGGCCTCTACCTGCCGGTCAGCCGGCTCAAGAAACAGCTGACCAATTTCCTCGGGGGCAAGACCGCCGAGCACACCGAGCAGGGATTGTCGCGGCGCTACTATCACGGCGCGCAGTGGGACCAGAAGCACCTCAAGACGCTGAACGACCGCAACCAGCCGGTCGTCACGTTCAACCGCATCAAGCGCAAGATCAACACCGTTGTAGGCGTCTTGGAAAAGTTGCACCAGGATCCCAAAGCATTCCCCAGGAGCCCGCAGCCGGCGGCCGAGAAGGGCGCCGAGCTCGCGACCCAGGTGCTGCTCTACGCGCTCGGCTGGGACTGGGAGACGGTCTCGGCCGAGGCCGGCCGCCAGGCCGCGATCGTCGGCGTCGCCGGCGTCGAGATGGTGCTGACGCAGGGCGACAAGGGTGACCCCGAGGTTCAGCTCGTGGCGGTCGACAGCCGTGACTATTTCTACGACCCGAACTCGCAGCAGCTCGATTTCTCTGACACCTCGTTCGAGGGCACGACCAGGTGGGTCGACCTCGAGGTCGCGCAGGAGCAGTGGCCGGATGCCGCCGAGGAGCTCGAGGAGAAGGTGCCGACCTCGGCGCCGGTGCCCTATCCGCGCGACGATGATCGCCGCCTCAAGTGGTGGGACCACAACGATCGCCGCGTCCGCATCGTCGACCATTGGTATCGGCGCGGCGGCCGCTGGCTCTACACGATCTACTGCGGCGACGTTATCCTTGAAGAGGGTGAGTCGCCGTTCAAGGGCCCCAAGGGCGAGAGCATCTGCAAATATTTGATGTTCAGCGCCGACGTCGATCACGACAACGATCGCTATGGGTTCGCGCGCGATTGGAAGGGCGCGCAGGACGAGATCAACCAGAGGCGCTCAAAGGCGCTCCACCTCCTCAACACCCGGCGCGCCATCTTCGAGCGCGGCGCCGTCGACGACATCGAGAAGGCCCGGCGCGAGCTCGCCCGCCCCGATGGGCTAATCGAGAAAAACAAGGGCTACGAGTTCGCTCTCGACGACACCAGGAGCATGGCCGACGCCAAGGGCAATATGGACATGCTCGCCGACGCGAAGGCCGAGATCGACCAGTACGGTCCAAATCCCGCGCTTATCGGAGCGCCGATCGATGCGAGCTCGGGCCGCGCGATCGAACTTTTGCAGGCGGCCGGCATCGCCGAATTGGGGCCCTACTTCATTGCCTACCGGACCTGGAAGCTGCGCGTCTATCGCGCGGTCTGGTGCGCGGTGCAGACGTTCTGGACGAGCGAGCGCTGGCTGCGCGTCACCGACGATCAGGACGTCGCGCAGTTCGTGCAGCTCAACGGCTGGGAGATGGATCCGCAGACCGGCTTCCCGGTGGCGATCAACCAGCTCAGCGCGCTCGATGTCGACATCGTCCTGGCCGAGGGCCCGAACGGCATCAACACGATGAGCGATGCTTTCGACAGCTTGGTCGGCCTGGCGAAGACCGGCACCTCGGTGCCTCCCGAGCTCATCGTCGAGCTGTCGTCGCTGCCAGCCTCGGTCAAGAAGCGCGCCATGGCGCACCTCATGGCGGCCCAGCAGCCGAAGCCGATGGACATCAAGGCGCTGGAGATCAAGCTCGCACAGGAGAGCGCGCGGGCCCAGGAGATCGCGGCGCACGCCGAGCTCTACGTCGCCCAGGCTCAGGAGGCACTCGCCCAGGCCGCGACCGCCGGCATGCCGACCGGCGACGGCGGTGCCGGCCCGGCGCCCCAGATCGACACCGCCGCCGACCTGGCCAAGGCCTCGCTCGATCTCGCCAAGGCGCGCGAGATCTACGCCTCGCTGCAGCAGAAGCCCGAGCCCGGCGCATTCCAGGACGCGCAGGCCAAGACCGCGAAGGCCGAGCTCGACCGGGCCAACGCCCAGCGCACGCGGTTCGAGACCGCGAACCTCGTCCGCTTCGGCGCCGCCGAGCCCGCGAAGATCCCGAAGCCCAAGCCGGCGGGAGGGGGCGGTGAATAATATGCTACCATGGAGGCATGCGCGCGATCCTGATCCTCGGAGTGATGCTCATGCCCTGGTCCGATGACATGGCCGCCGTTAGCAGCGCAATCGCTCAGCAGAGGGCTCCTCTGAAGAGTGGCATCCCATCCTACGTCGAGCCGCCGGGCGGACCAGGCGGGCAACAGCGCCACGCGACAGACCCACTGGAAATGCTCGACCGCGAACTGTCCGCTGCTGTCCAACGCGGCGAGATGACCTCAGAGGAAGCGCTCGCCCGCTATCGTGCCGCGCTCACTCAGCAAGAGCGCGATAAGCCCCCGATGAGTGGGCGAGAGCTTTGGCGCATGCTGGATGAAGAGGCGCGGCCAACCGAGGTTCCGCGCCTACCCCGATGGGGCACGGCCCCCCGATAAAGGATCGCACCGATGGCCGAATTATCATTTGGCATGAAACCAACCCCGCAGGGGTTTGGCGTCAATTCCTGGGAAGACGTTGCCCGGCTGGCCGGAACGGTCATGGGGGAAGCCCAGACCGAGCCCGCGCTCGGCAAGGCGATGATCCTCGATGTCATCAACAACCGGACGAACGACCCTTACTGGGCGGGAAAATACGGCAGCACGGCCGCGCAGCAGGCCAGCGTCCCGAGCCAATTCAATGCGTGGATGCCATCTGAACAGGGCGCCAACCAAGCAGCGCGCAGTATCTACAGTTTGATCATGTCGGAGAAATTCCAGAATGATCCGTGGGCAGCCATCGCGTCGCGGCCTGACGCAAAGGCGATAGCGGAAACACTGTATGCCATGCGGGGCGTGATGGGGACGGGCGAACTGCGCGGCGTGGCTGGCGGATCGCAGTACTATTCCAACCCAGTCACTGTGTTGGCGAACAGCTCTCCTGAGGTCATCCGGCAACACCAAACTCTCGGTATGAACAACCCCGGCGTACTCAAGGTTGGGCAGCATGAGTTCTACGGGCAGGGTGCTAGCGGGAAGTACAAAGCCGACCCATCCTATAGCAGGGTTTGGGACCAGGTCTGGGGCGGGATCACCAACCCCTACACGGATAAACTCGGCCTTACGTCCACAGGGTTAGTCAGAGGAGGCAACGACACGCCAGTCG